ACTAGCCAAGATAGCAGAGGTCTTCAAGACGAGACAACGCGGGGCCACAAGGCGGCAGAAGGCTCATGCGAATCTACGCAAGTGTCAGTCCAGTATCCCTAGATTCCTAGAGGAGATGATGACCTGGAAAGCAGACGAGAAGAGTGCTTCGGAACTGCTGACAGAGAGGTTAGGACGGCCACCTTCCGACACCGAACTCTCTACCTACAAGAAAGCACTGGGTAGAAACTCTCGCCACTACGAGATGAGGTGTGAGGGTCTAGGGTATTG